CTTTCAATCAGTGGCAATTGACTCAATTAGCGAAATTGCCGAGGTTGTGTTGGCGCATGAAAAGCGTGTGAACAAAGACGGACGTGCTGCCTACGGTGAAATGCAAGTTCAAGTAATTGAAATTATGCGGTCGTTTCGTGACCTGCATGGCAAGCATGTTTATTTTTCGGCCAAGTGCGAAAAATCTCAGGATGAAATGGGGCGTGTGCTGTACGCGCCATCAATGCCAGGCAATAAGCTTGGGCAGCAGATTCCGTATCTGGTTGATGAGGTTCTGGCACTGCGAATTGAAAAAGACGCTGACGGCAACACTCAGCGAGCCCTCATGTGCGAAGGCGACGGATTATGGCTGGCTAAAGATCGCAGCGGGAAACTGGAAACATGGGAATCGCCGGACCTCGGCGCAATTATCTCCAAAATACAGGGTGGCAAATAACATGGCGCTGCCTGAAAAGCTTACCGACGATCTAAACCAACTGTCTGCAATGTGGCTGTCTGCCAAGGAAGCAGAGAAAAATGCGACGGAAGATCGCCGCAAAATTGAGGACCGCATTAAATCGTTAGCCGGAATATCTGAAAACCTCGAAGGCACTGAAACCGTCTCTCCTGATCAATTCACCATAAAAATAGTTGGGCGTATCGACCGCAAGGTTGACGGCGACAAAGTGCAGGAACTGGCTGCCGAGTTTGGACTAACGGATCATTTATCCAGCCTATTCCGTTGGAAGCCAGATCTCAACATGGCGGCATGGAAATCAGCCGACGAGTCAATCACGAAACCACTAGCAGCAGCAATCACGGCCAAACCTGGTCGTCCTTCATTCACTATTACTAGCAAGGAGCAATAAAAATGGCATTTTTAGGCGAAACTTTTGACGTTAACGAGCTCCCGCAAAGCACAGGCGGAGCATACGATCCGCTGCCGTCTGGCTGGTATTTTGCAACCATCAACAAGGCAGAACTGACCGCAACAAAAGACGGCGCTGGGCAATACATCAAAGTCCGTTACGACATTACCGGACCGTCTCATCAAGGGCGCGTCGTGTTCGGTAACCTAAACATCAAGAACGCCAGCGCAAAAGCTGAGGAGATCGGACGCCAGCAACTCGGCGAGATTATGCGCGCTATCGGATTGGCAAAAGTTACCGATACCGATCAGCTAATCGGCGGCAGTCTGCAAATTAAATTGGAAGTGCGCGCAGCAACGGAGCAATACGCTGCTCAGAATGAGGTAAAGGGTTTTAAATCTATTACCGGCAGTGCCCCGGCATTCTCTGCACCAGCATCTGCAACCGCAGCGCCAGCCGCAACAAAATCAGCGCCACCATGGGCCGGCAAGGGTAAGTAAAAAAAAACCCCGAGAGCTTAGCGGCCTCGGGGAAAGCACAACCTTAGGGAGACGGACATGAAGATACCCGAAGCAGATAATAGCATAAGTAATTTAATTGACAGGCACCACGAATCTCTATCAGAGCCGCCACGCCCGCACATGGGTTGCAGTCAACTAGGTCATCCGTGCGACCGCTGGCTATGGCTCTCGTTCCGATGGGCGGTGCAGCCTAAATTTCCGGGCCGGATCCTGCGCCTATTCCGACGCGGGCAGTTGGAGGAGTCAACCATCGTTTCCGACCTGCGTGCTATTGGCATGGATGTTAGAGGAACCGGCAGGCAGCAGTCGCGCGTTGAATTTGGCGCGCATGTATCCGGCAGCATTGACGCAATTATCGAGTACGGAGTGCCAGACGCCCCCAGAACGCGCCACGTTGCCGAGTTCAAAACGCACAGCAAAAAATCGTTTGATGATCTGGAAAAGAACGGCGTAGAGAAATCCAAGCCGGAGCACTTTGTACAGATGCAGCTATACATGCACGGCACCAAAATAGACCGCGCGCTGTATGTGGCAGTCTGTAAAAACGACGATCGGATCTACACCGAGCGCCTGCGCTACGATCAGGAGGTGGCCGAGAGATACATTGCGCGAGGTCGTCGAATCGCATTGTCCGACCGCATGCCGGAACCGATTAGCACTGACCCGAGTTGGTATCAATGCAAATTTTGCGACGCGCACAAGTTCTGCCACGAAACCAAAACAACCGAGCATGTGAACTGCCGCACCTGCGCGCATAGCACGGCAAAAGAGAACAGCACATGGCGATGCGAGCGCCACGACGGCGACGATATACCCGTCGATTTTCAGCGCGCTGGGTGTGAAAGCCATGTCCTGCACCCGGATCTGGTGCCGTGGCAGCGCAAAGCCGGCTTAAACGAGTGGACCGCTGTCTATGTCATCGAGGGGCAGGACGTGGCAAACGGCGAGGGCGATGCGCACGTCTACACCAGCCGCGAAATACTAGCCAATCCAAAAATGTGCAGCGCTGGCGATGAGTATATTGAGGGCATGCGCCAGGAATTTGATGCACGAATTGTCGGATAAAAGGAAAAGCCATGTACGAATACAGAGCAAAAATTGAACACGTTGTTGACGGTGACTCCGTTGACGCGGTGATTGATGTAGGTTTTAAAACAAACATACGTCAGCGTCTCAGACTGGCTCGCATTGATACGCCAGAGCGCGGGCAAGATGGGTATGCGCAAGCGCGTGATTGTGTAACGTGGGCAGTTCTGAATAAAACGGTTTTGGTTAAGACCGAAAAAACAAGCAAATGGGGATACTACATTGCAGAGATCACATTGCCAGACGGGCGGAACCTGAGCGATGCTCTATTAGAGGCAGGATTAGCTAAACCGTATGACGGAGGAAAAAAGCAATGACCAGAGACGACATTATCCGCATGGCTCGGGAGGCATTACTACCATCTTGCCATTTAACACATCCGAAAGCTCTGGAACGATTCGCCGCGATCGTTGCTGCTGCCGAGCGTGACCGAATTGCAGACGAAGCCAAGCACATCATAAAGCGAGCAGAGGCCCGTGGCGCCGCTGCCGAGCGTGAAGAGTGTGCGCAGGTGTGTGAAGCGGAGCGCGAGCGATTGTTTGAATGGGGTAATGGCCTGCAGGTAATTACGGCTGACAAACTTACCGAAGCTATTCGAGCAAGGGGTGAAAAATGAACTGGCTGAAAAACAAAATATGCGACTGGTTTCGCGCTGGCGGCGACATAAAGCGCGATTGCTACGGACGGATTAATTGGCAGTGCCGCACGTGTTATAGGTGGGCAGAACCGGTGGACCCGCAAACAGAACTGTTAATGACCGCTGCCCATATTAAGGAAGCCATTATTAAAGAAGTAATACGAGCAAGGGGAGAGAAATGACTGATCGCATTTTTGCGTTTTCAATTGCACTGCAAAGCGACATAAACACCGAGCGATTCCAAGTTGTCGAAAACGGCAAACTGCAAACCTATTGGATGGGCACTGTTTACGGCGGTGGAGTCGCTACCGATGCCGGATTCAAATTCAAAACCCCGGAGGAAGCGTGGGAAAACGCCAGCCTGTTCGTTGAGCAGTGCGCCAAAATCGTGAGCGAGAGACTAAACAAGAAGGTGGAAAAATGACTGACCGCGAAAGAATGAACAAGCACACACCGGGGCCGTGGAATTGGACAGATGATGGGCGAGGTAATAAATGGGGACGCGACCAATTGAATCCTTCGGTGATTTACGCGACGAGAGAGTCGCAGCTTGCAGTATCTGACGAAGACGCCCGCCTAATCGCAGCCGCGCCCGATCTACTGGCAGCACTGCAAGGACTGCTAAGGGGCATTTTCGACGGGCCAGACGAGGCAAACGCAGCAATGCTCATCGCCAAAGCGCGAGACGCAGTAAATAAAGCGACGGGAGAAAAATAATTATGCTTAGGGAGTATCAACAGCGCGCCATTGACCAGTTATACAGATGGTTTGATGTTGCCAATAAGGGCAACCCGTGCCTGGTGCTGCCGACTGGTTCTGGAAAAAGCCATATCGTTGCAGCATTGTGCAAGGACGCTTTGCAAAACTGGCCCGATACGCGCGTGTTGATGCTCACGCACGTTAAGGAGTTGATTGAACAGAACGCCGAGAAGATGCGCCTGCATTGGCCGGGCGCGCCAATGGGTATCTATAGCGCCAGCATTGGAAAACGCCAGCTTGGAGAGCCGATAACATTTGCTGGCATCCAGTCAGTACGAAACAAAGCTGGCATGCTTGGCCACATTGACCTTGTAATTATCGACGAATGTCATCTCGTTAACCATAAAGACGAGGGTGGATATAGGCAGTTGCTATCTAATCTTGCTGCCATCAATCCGGCGCTGCGCGTTGTAGGTTTGACTGCCACGCCATACCGCCTCGGTCACGGCCTGATCACTGACAAGCCCGCGCTATTTGACGATCTGATAGAGCCGGTAAGCATTGAGGAATTGATTTTTAAAGGCCACCTATCAACGCTGCGTAGCAAGGTGACAAAAGCAAAACTCGACACCACTGGCGTCCATAAGCGCGGCGGCGAGTTTATTGAGTATGAGCTGCAAGCCGCTGTTAATACAGACGTTAATAACGTAGCGACTGTTCAAGAGGTCATTAGTTTGGCTGGAGATAGGAAAGCATGGCTGTTCTTTTGCGCAGGTGTGCAACACGCTGAAGCTATTGCCGCCGAACTGAATGCCAATGGCATTACAGCGGAATGCATAACAGGGGATACGCCGAAAGCAGAACGGGAAAATATTCTAAAGGAGTACAAAGCAGGGCAAATTAAGGCATTGACAAACGCCAATGTTCTAACCACTGGCTTCGACTACCCTGATATTGACCTAATCGCCATGCTGCGCCCCACCATGAGCGCCAGCCTATATGTACAAATGGCAGGGCGTGGAATGCGAGTCAAGAGTCACACTGATCATTGCCTGGTGCTGGATTTTGCTGGCGTGGTAGAAACGCACGGTCCAATTACAGCGGTGCAACCACCTAAAAAAGCAGGCGGTGGCAATGGCGAGGTGCCTGTGAAGGTCTGTGATAACTGCGGCGAGTTATGCGTCATCGCCGCGCGCATTTGCCCGGCATGTAAGAATCCATTCCCTGAGCCAGAGCGTAAAGAATTGGAATTACGAAATGACGACATCATGGGGCTTGAGGGTAAAGATTTGGAGGTTACGGCGTGGAGTTGGCGAAGGCATGTAAGCCGCGCATCTGGTAAGGAAATGCTTTCTTGCACCTACTACGGCGGCCTATCAGATAAACCGATTACGGAATATTTACCAGTGCTGCATGATGGGTATGCTGGACAGAGGGCAATGCGCCAATTAACCATTATCGCGCAATCTTCCGGCGCGCATCTTACAGAGGCTGCAAATCTGGAAGGTAGTGATGGTTTGGAATATCTTGCAGCACAAATGAGTCACAGTAAGCCGCCTAGTAGCATTGAATACAGGCTAGACGGAAAATTTCATCGCGTTATTAAAAGGAGTTGGGCATGAGCTGGTCAGAAATTGAATTAAAGGTTTTACGATGGGCAGAAGCTAGGCGCATCATTCCGCACGCCACGCCTGCAAGCCAGTTGCTAAAAGCTGTTAGCGAGATTGGCGAGCTATGCGACGCAGAAGGTAAGATAGATCGCGCCGCCATTGAGGATGCTGTTGGCGATGTGTTGGTGTGCCTAATCAACTACTGCGCGCTACGCGATATTGATATGACTAACTGCCTAGCGAGCGCCTATGACCAAATTAAAGACCGTCGAGGCACGCTAATGCCGGATGGGACTTTTGTTAAGGAGTAGTTTATGAAAAAAATGCGCGTTTTGGTTGCTTGCGAATATAGCGGAACGGTAAGAGATGCATTTTTAAATGCTGGTCACGATGCAATCTCATGCGATCTGCTTCCAACAGATGTGCTAGGGCCACATTATCAGGGAGACGTTTTCGAGATAGTTAATGATGGATGGGATTTGATGATCGCTCACCCTCCATGCACTGATCTTGCAGTTTCGGGCGCGAGGCATTTTGCAGCAAAAAAAGCAGATGGACGGCAGCAGCGCGCGCTTGACTTTGTTAAGCGTTTATTAGAAGCGCCAATTGATAAGATTGCGCTTGAGAACCCAATAAGCATTATTTCAAGCCATATAAGAAAACCAAACCAAATAGTGCAACCTTGGCAATTCGGCCACGGAGAGACAAAGGCAACATGTTTATGGCTGAAGAATCTTCCTTTTCTAGTCCCCACAAATATCGTTTCGGGTCGTGAAGCAAGAATTCATAAAATGCCGCCAAGCGCTGATAGATGGAAAAAACGCTCTAAAACTTATCAAGGAATTGCTCAGGCAATGGCCGATCAATGGGG